TATATGGCGGTAGCAGATTTAGATTCAGATGGAAGTGGTGATGGAACATTAACTTTTGAACCACCATTAAGAGCAGATGTAGCAAATGATGTGGCATTAATTTATGATGATGTTGCTTTTACTGTTAGACTTACTAATGATGTTCAAGAATATTCTATAATAACTAACGATTTATATAAATATCAAATAGATTTAGAAGAAGCCCTTTAATGTCTAAATACCTGATAAGACATTGGGTAAATGTTGATGTTATTGCTGAAAAAGTAGTAGATGAATCTGAAATAAATATATTGAAAAATGATTTAAAAAAAAATCAAATCCCAGATGGCACTTTTAGTTATGTTATGGTAAATAATAGTGAGAAAATAAACAGAACAACATACGAGATTTATGACGAGAAGCTTATCCAACGCAGTAAAGACAGAATTAGCAACAGATAATTTAAAACCAATTACTCTTGTTTATATTAATGTTTCATCAGGACATAGATTTACAGATCACTACAAAGACATAACTTACGATTCTAATACTTATTCAGCATCATCATTATTTACAAGCCTTTCAAGTGTTAGGGAATCTTCTGAAATAGAAGTTAGCAATATTAAAATATCTTTTACAGGAGCAGATCAAACAATTATTTCCTTATTTTTATCTAATGCTTATATGGAAAAAGAGGCGGAAGTTTATAAGGGATTTTTAGATAGCAACGAAAGTGTAATAGCAGACCCATTTTTATTATTTAAAGGCAGAATTGAATCTTTTAGTATTGATGAATCTATTAATCAATCTAATGTTAATATTCTTGTTACTTCTCATTGGTCGGATTTTAATAAAATTGAGGGAAGAAAAACAAATACTAATTCACAACAAATACATTTCTCTACTGATTTAGGTTTTGAATATGCTTCACAAACTGTTGGCGATATTAAATGGGGTAGAGCATAATGCAAGATGTAATTAATCTATTTAAAAAATTTGATCGTTTTAAAAATAAACCAGATAATCAATTACAATATTATCTACAACCATCAATTAAACTAAATCAATTTAAAAAATTTTATGACAATAACGAATTAGTTGGTTTTGTTAATTGGGCGCATATCCATGATCTAGTAGAAAAAAGATTTAAACACACAGGTAAAATAAAAACTTATGAATGGAAATCAGGAAATAATACTTGGGTAATTGAAATTGTATCTACAAAAAATACATTTAATATGATGCGCTGGGTTTATCATTATTTTAAAAAGAAATTAAAAGTAAATCAATCTATAAATTGGTTAAGAGTTAATAGTGATATTTATAGAGTAGGTCAGAAGTTTAAAAGGAGTTATCATTAATGGGTGGTATAATTGATTCGATAGTTGAGGTTGTTTCAGGTTTTATTGGTTGGTTAATTCCAGTAGCTGATACCCCTGATTTTGATATACCAGAAGAAGCCAAAGGTGTTTTAATTAATAAACAATCCAACAATGCACAAATCCCGATAGTTTATGGTAGAAGACAAACTGGAATTACACGAGTTTTTTTAGAAAGTTCTGGAACTGATAATGAATATTTATACATGGCGGGTATTGTTTGCGAAGGAGAGATTGAAGAAATCCAACAAATATTTGTAGATGATAAATTAGTTTTTTTTGATGGAGATTTAACAGATGGAACAGTAAGAGAAGTTTCTGGTGGTGATGCAAATTTTTATAAAGATAGTGTTTCACATATTCAGATACAAGCATTTTATGGAACAGATGGACAAAGTGTATCTTCAATTTTATCAGCATCACCTAATTGGACTTCGGCACATAAATTGTCAGGAATCTGTTATTTATCTTTTAGGTTTAAATGGCATCAAGATATTTTTAGTTCAATTCCACAAATTAAAGTTACATTAAAAGGAAAAAAAGTTTATGACCCAAGAGATACAAACACAAAATACACACCGAACTCTGCTTTAGTATTACTGGATTATTTAAGAAATTCCAGATATGGAAAAGGATTACCTGATAGTGCTTTTGAAACAAATTTTACTTCTTTTCAAACTGCCGCTAATGATGCCGATACATTAATAGTACCGAGAACTGTTAGCGTATCTTCTATACCTGGATTAATCCATGAACTTTATTCAGGTTATTATGATGATGACCCAAATTTTTTTATAGATAAATATCCATCATCAACAGACACAGTTACAAGTATAAGTTCAGTAACAACAAGTCCAAATAACTCTAGGAGATATTTTGGTTATTTTACACCAGCAAGTACAAATACATATTATTTTAAAACATATTCAGATGATGGTTCAGTAGTTTATATTGGTGATGCTGATCAAACAGTAAATAATTTATTTATAGAAATACAAGGAAACAAAGATAGCAAATTAGTTGTTAATAATAGGGGGTGGCATGGCGCACAAACCGCAGAGGGTACAAAAAGTTTAACAAGCGGTGAGGTCTATCCCATTATTATTTTATATGGAAATGCACCATCAGATAGTGTTTTAACTTTTGAATGGAAAGTAAATGGTGGAACTTATAGTACAACTTTATCTGCAAAATTCGATAATGGAACACAAATTACAGATACAGTTCCAGCTATTATAAAATTTGAATCCAATGCTGTTATAGATACAAGTCAAAAAGTTATTGAAAATGTAAAAAAACTTCTCAATCCTATGAGGTCTTTATTTACTTATAACAATGGAGTTTATAAATTAAAAATTGAGGGAACGGGTTCATCTGTTAAAACAATTACCAAAGATCATGTTGTAGGTGGTGCAAAAGTTGTAGGAGAAAGAAAAAATACCAAATACAATCGTGTTATCGGAACTTATTGTAACCCCTACAAAAAGTGGCAAAATGATACCGTATGTTTTCCGCCTATTGATGATAGTGGAGTTGCTAGTGATTTTCAACACGCTACAATGTTAGCTGTAGATAATAATACTTTGTTAGAAGGAAATTTTCAATTTCCAAATGTTACTAATACTTATAATGCAGAAGCACTTTGCGAAATTATTTTAAGAAGATCAAGAAACCAATTACAAATACAATTAACTTTAACATCAGAATTTTTAGAATTAGAAATTGGTGACATAGTTGCATTGACATATGCAAGTGGCGGATTTGATGCTAAACCTTTTCGTGTTTTAGGATTAGAGATCAATGAAGACTTAACTGTAAATGTGCAATTATTTGAACACCAAGATAATTTTTACACATTTAATGATAAAAATGCACCCGTTACAATACCTGATACTACATTACCAAATCCTTATTCTGTTGAATCACCAGCTATAACAAGCGCAGATGAACAGTTTGAAATATTTGATGGTTCGGTAGTTTCTAAATTAATAGTAACTATTGTAAGTACAGATGCTTTCGCAGATCAGTTTGAAGTTGAATACAAAGAATCAACAGCATCAACTTATAGATTAATGCGTAGAGGTTCAAATAAAGTTGTAGAAAAATATCCAGTAAAAGAGGGAGTTGTTTATGATATTAGATGTAGAACAATAAATAGTTTAGGTGTTAAATCAGCTTTTACTACAATTCAACATGATGTTAATGCCGCACTTGCTCCGCCAGATGATGTAACTAATTATGCAATAGATGTAGTGGGGGATAAATTAAATCATACTTTTGATGCTGTAAGTAATTGGGATCTTGATTTTTATGAGATAAGATATTCTTCAAGCACAACAAATACAATTTATTCAAACACAACTATTTTAGTTTCAAGAATTGCTAGACCAGCAACATCAGTTACTACATCATTTATAGGCACAGGAACTTATTATTTGAAAGCAGTTGATAAGTTTGGAATTAGATCAACAAATTATGCAAGTGTAGTTATATCTCAACAAGTTTTATCAGAAGAAATAGAAACAGTACAAACCATAACAGAAGAAATAGCTTTTACAGGAACTAAAACAAGTTGTGCTGTTGTTGATAACGCATTAATTTTAGATACTTCTGGATTGCTAGATTCTGCTACTGGTGATTTTGATGATGCTGTAGGATTATTTGATGGTGGTATTTCCACAGTTGCTAGTTCAGGAAGCTATATATTTGCAAATTCTTTTGATTTTTCAAATATATATAAATTTAAAGTTTTAATAAATAATTTTAACGTAGAACATTTGGATTATACAAACACTTTTGACGCAGCTTCAGGATTCTTTAATTCAAGAGCAGGATTATTTGATGGTGATACAAACGCTTCGGTATCAACAAATGTTCAATTACAAGCTTCAACTTCACAAGATAACATTACCTTTACAAGTTTTTCAAATTTTACAAGTGGGGGAGATTATGTTGCTAGAGTAATTAAATTTAAAGCATTATTAACATCTAGCGACACAAATGCTACACCAAAAATTAATAATCTATCCTTGAAAATATTTGTACCTAAAATGTCAGCTTCAGGTTCTAATATATCAAGTACAACTAACACATCAGGAAAAACTATTACTTTTTCACCAGCTTTTTATCAAACACCTTCTTTAACCGTTGTAGGACAAGATCTAGCAACAGGCGATTTTTTCACCATAACATCAAAAAGTCGTGAAAGTTTTATAGTGGAATTTTTTGACTCAGGCGGGAGTACTGTGGATAGAACATTTGATTACCAAGCTAATGGGATAGGAATGCAACAATAATATTATAAAACTTGTCATTCTTGTTCAATAAAGTATATAACAACAAAGAAAGAAAAAAAAATTATGGCACAACACGATTATTCAATAGTCAACGCTGGTTTCCCAGCCACAAGATCAGACATCAATAATGCCTTATCTGCAATATCAACTTCTAACTCAGGAACGTCAGCACCAGCAACTCAATTCGCTGGTCAATTCTGGCTAGATACAAATACACCATCAGGAACAACTTGGACATTATATTTCCATGATGGAACTGACGATATTACTTTTGCAACAATAGATACTTCGGCAAACACAATTAATTTTACAGATTCAACTTTAGAACCAACGGCTGATACTTCTGCAGGAGACAATGCGGCTATAGGATATACTGCCGCTGAAGGATTAATACTTACAGGTCAAGGAAGTACCAATGATGTAACAATTAAGAATGATACAGATGCAGATGTTATTTCAATTCCAACTGGTACTACAAATGTTGATGTGGTTGGTGATTTTACAGCAGGTACACTTAACGCTGATGGTGATACTGCCGCTAGTGATAATGCGGCTATTGGATATACAGCAACAGAAGGATTAATTCTAACAGGTCAAGGTTCTACAAGTGATGTTACAATTAAGAATGATGCAGACGCTACTGTTATCTCAATTCCAACTGGTACTACAAATGTAGGTATTGGTACAACAGCACCAACTGCGGATTTGCATATATCAAAAGTTGCGGCAACTCCATATATTAGACTGACAAGAACGACTTCAGCTACATCTGATTGGTCAATTTTTGCGGCATCTAACGAATTATATTTTAGAGATGAGGCGGCTACAGATAATAGAATGATAATTAATAGTTCTGGTCACTTATTTGTGGGAAAAGCAGCAACAAGTTACGCTGTAGCTGGTGTTGAATTGCAAAACAGTGGTTTTATAATGGGAGTAAGAGACGGTGATGTACCAATGAATCTTAATAGATTAACTGACGATGGAATTATAGTTGGTATACAACAAGCTACTGTTACTGAAGGTACTATATCAGTATCAGGTAATACAGTATCTTATGGTGGATTTACAGGAACTCATTGGTCAAGATTTTCAGATAATTCAACACCTACAATTTTAAGAGGAACAGTTTTAGAAAGTTTAGATGAAATGTGTGACTGGTATAATTTAGAATTTGATGTAACCACAACTACTCAAGATGATGATGATAATGATGTAACAAACACTGTTACAGAAAAAATTCCTTATGTATTAACTGATGGTCAATCTAATGGAGATACTATTACTTATAACCATGAAGGAACAGATTACCAAGCAACAATCGTTAAAGAAGGTGATGTTAAACACATGATGTCAAAAGTATCTGACACTACAGATGCTAAAAATGTTTATGGTTTATTTGTAGCTTATGATTTAGATGGCGAAGGTTATAATGATTTCTATGTAGCTTCTGTTGGAACTTTTGTAGTTAGAATTAAATCTGGTGAAACAGTTGCAAAAGGAGATTTGCTTCAATCAAATGGTGATGGAACTGCAAAAGTACAATCAGATGACAATGTTAAATCAAGTAGTTTTGCAAAAGTATTATCAACAACAATAATAGAAACTTATGATGATGGTTCGTTTATCGTTCCATGTTCATTAAGATGTTAAGGAGATTGAATGAACTTTAAAATGGACAACAAAGATTATGATAGTGAAAAGCTATCGAAAAAAGGAAACCTATATTTAAACAAATTACAAAACTTACAAGCTAGACAACAACAAATAACTTTAGAAATTGCAGACTTAAATATTTTACAAAAGCATTATTCCGAACTGTTAAAAGAAGAACTTCCTAAAGAAGAAGTGAAAACAAAATCTCCCAAACCTGATTAAATTTCTTAAATATTTTTAAAGGAGCTATTATGCAACTTTCCAAACATTTTAAATTAGAAGAATTTGAAAAGTCTATGACTGCGGCTAGACATGGACTTGAAAATAAAGCTGGTAGTGGAGAAATTAAAAACTTAACCGATTTATGCTATACAGTTTTAGAACCTTGTAGAGCAAAGTTTGACAAGCCAATTATTATTTCATCAGGATTTCGTAGTGAAAAACTTTGTGAAATTTTAAATAGTTCTAAAGCCTCACAACATACAAAAGGACAAGCAGTTGATTTTGAAATCATTGGAATATCTAATCTTCAAGTAGCAATATGGATTGAAGCTAACTGCGACTTCGATCAACTCATTTTAGAATATTGGACAGGAGAACAAAATAGTGGTTGGATTCATTGTTCCTATGTTGAGGGTTCAAATAGAAAACAAGTTCTTACCTTTGATGGAAAAAAATATTCCAATGGATTACCTGAA